GCCCCTAAGGTGCCGGTATAAAAAGCCCCTGACTTTGATATTAGATTTGCGTCTCCATATAATGTCACGGTGAAAGTTGCTTTTGCCAATCCAGAGTTGTTTTGAAAGTATCGATAAAAGGTTCTTGTGGATTCAGTTAAACCTCCAGATGAATAGTTTGGATTGCTAGGCGGTGCCTGAAGCGAACCTCCATCTGCGGCATTCCTTGTATCACCATCGTTTCCAATTTGCAATGGAGAAATCATATAGCCATTAACTGTCACCGCCCCATCTGCATATGCGGGATATGTTACAGCATCATTCATTGAATATGTTGAATTCCATGTGTTCGCCGATGATGTTGTTGCTGCTTGGTTTGCATAATTACCAGAAACAATTCTATAGTCTTCAGTGTTAAAATACTCATTGGTATTCAAATTGGTTGAACCAATCGAACCTGAATAAACCATAAAGCTAGTTTTTGAGGCTGTGCTTGTTGTTCTATTAGATTTGAATCCACTTACATGCTTCACGGTTGAAGCAACTGAGACATCGTAATCTGTGAACAAACTAAGCCCACCACTGATTGATGTTAAACTATCAAATAAGACTGTCCCAGTGACATTGATTACTTGCTCTTCACAATTCGCTGTATTGTTTAGTGCCGGCATACTTGTCTGTGAAACTGCGGAGTCGAAAGTGGTTATACCTGCTCCCGCAACCCTTATATTAGAAATAGAAGAGTTGGTTGTTGTACCAAATGTGATAGCATCAGAGCCATTATAATAAACATTTCTATAAAAATTAGAGGCATTGTATTCAAAACTAGCCGATGGTCGACTGGCAAAATACCCAATACCTGATTGATAATAAACATCCAGATGATTGAAATTAGCTAGTGTCGGGGCTGAAACAGCGGTATCATCAGTAGAACCTGAGGGGTCAACAATCCATTCAATATAATTTGTTGTTTGGTCTCCGCTTGTTCTATGGATAACTCTTGCATAATTCCAACCATCGTTTTGGTCTGCTGTGCCGATCTGGTATGTCCCTGTTCTGTAAGGCTTAGTGTAGTGTGGAATATTGCTAAGAGTACTAAAGTCAACAGCAGAAAGGTCAAATCCGGAGCTATTGCCGTTGAAATCGTTTGATATTGCGGATAAAGTATCTAAGCTAACAGAATGGACTTCTGTACCGTTGACCTCAAGAACAAGAGAGCCAGAGTACCCATTAAAGAAAGCATCAGCAGGATAACCACTACCGCCCCCTATGGCATCGTTTAGAGTTCCATCAATAATTGTAGCGGCGTTAAAAATACCTCTTCTATTGCTCTCGGCTCCACCATACGAATATTCAGCATTTGTATCGTAATCTGTTAGCGAAATTGAAGAGCCGGTTGCACTGCTGTATCCCGCAACAGAATTTGACGAACCAAAAGATAACTTAGCTGTAGAGCCGGCATCATTAGCATCAATATCGCTGAGAACTTGTGGTGTCGCTTGTGATTGGTTTGCTGGGAGGGTAAAATCAAGTTGAGAAATGTACCCTTGCCAAGAAGCATCAGCAACAACCTTTAACATCATACGATCACCATTTGCAACCGAGGCTGTTCCGAAAGTTACAACATTCGTATCTGAATCACTTGCCGCAGCAACTTTTGCTCCATCGTCATCTTCTATACTTCCGTATTGAAAATTTTGTGAAATATCCATCCACCCGGTAGTCTCTGGAATCTTAACGAAGAAATGGACATTACCTGTTCCCAGGGCTGAGTTGTTATATGTTGTGCCGACTTTGCTTGACTCAATGCTGAAATTGAACAGGTCTACACCAGATGAGTTTGATAGAATGCGGTAAAATGTTCTATTTCCGGAAACACCAGAGTAATCAGGCTCTCCTGCTTGTATATTAGTAAGGGCACTAAAATCACCAGTATTCGGGATATCGGCATCGACTGGACTGTAAAGCCTCTGGTTATAAAATAGAAGACCATCTGTGTGCCCTGCCGCTCCACCACCAGTCATATGGTTTTCACTATTCCAAACAGAAGCCGCAGCGATTGTACTGGCCTGTGTATCATATGATCCAGATGTCTTTCTGTATGCCTCGTCGTGAAACTTCTCTGATGTATTTGTACTGGCAAGAGTCCTGTTATCAATAAGAAAGCCGTTACCAGTAGTCGCTGATCCTGTGTTTGAAATCGTTGCTTTGAGTGGGTGTGTCACAGTTATATTCGCTGTGATTGCACCGTTAAGAAGAGAGTTTACATTGCAATCAAGAGACCCGGTTATTCCAAGTATCTTTGTATTGTCTTCACCACCGCCGATTGCCGGAACGGCCTGGGAAGTTGGAGTTGCACTATTAGATGTTGTAAAAGAAATCGGGGTTCCTGCTGCGGCATAAACATTTCTGTACAAGTTATTGATGTCTGCTCTGTACTCGGCAGTAGCATCTGTATTATATTCTACACCAGATAAAAACTTAGAACCAATAAGGGCAATATTCTCAATTCTTGGATTTGAAATAGATAGATCGTCAACAGCACCAGATGGATCGTTAATCCATTCAACATAGTTGGTTGTATAATTGGTTGAACCAATCGTATGAATTACTCTAAGATAGTTCCAGCCAACCTTCTGATCGTTTGCATCTATCTTATATTTTGCGGTTCTGTGCTTGAATATATACCATTCTGAACCGTTGCCGTCAAATGACGAAGCAGTTACAGAGACACTTGTAAAGCCCGAATCTCCGGTTAAAGAATTGGCTGAACCACTATTGGGATTTCCTGAGCCGACCAATGCCGAAAGGTCAACAGTGTGAACTACGTCACCATTTAATTCAAGATTAAGTGTTCCCTCGTTCGCACTTCCGAAGGCATCATTTGAATAAGAAATGTAGCCATTTGTTACTGATTCATCAATGTTGTAATTAAGAAACCCAGTTATATCTTGTGAACCGTCATAAACACCAAGTCTTATATTCGAACCAGAAGTTTCTGCTTGATATGTTCCATTTATATCAACAGCATCAAACCCAGCAGCGGTAGCGGATGAAGTATAATCTGTAACTGGCGAAGAAGATCCAAAGGAAAGCTTTGCTGTTATCCCATCTGTTACATCTTCATTTATGCTGCTCAGGCTGGGTGCAGGCGAAGGAGCGAGGATCTTAAGTACTTCGTTGAATCTATCAATTGGGGTTCCGACGGGAGTCGAGGTTGTAAAATCGGTAAAGAGGCCGTCGGTGTAGTCTCCATCCTCAGCGGCACCTATACTACCACCAGATCCTCCACCGCCTCCGGCTGATGAGGTAAGAACAACATTGTTATTTGAGTCAAGAGCAAGGAAGCTAGAAGTTGTAGCTGTTCCTGGCGAGATACTTGGTAAGTTCAGCCCAGCGGAAGCAGTGGTATCTGGTATATTTAACACACCATTAGAGCCAAATGTAAAACTAGAATTAGCATCTAAAGAAAAATCAGAACCATTCTGATTGTAAAAGACTACTCTTCTGTCCCCTTGGTTGGTTGTATTATTAGTGATACTTAGAACTTTATTAAGTCCTTGTCCGTCACCAACATATGATCCGCTAAATGATCCAGTCGCTACTAAGTCGTGGGCAGTAATTGATCCACTCAATACATTGAATGCCATACTTCATGCCCCCTATTAATAGATAAACCACTTGCTAACACCATCACAATACATAGATAAGGCAACATGAGTACCCTCTATATCATAGGTATTCTGGTGGTCTATTGTTTCTGCACCAGATCCACTAATAGCAATATGAGTACCACCTGATTTAGATCTGGTTATATCATATTCATCTTTTATTATGATCTGAGTCCCGGGCTTTGTGGAAGCGGCGGAAGGAAGTTCGATAGAAACATACCCACTAGCACTAACTCCTATAATAGCATCATAAGAGTTAACTGTATATGAATTGCTAGTTAATTTGTAATAGTGCCTAGCAAATGCACCAGAAACAATTGTTACAGAACCAGTGAAAACATGGTTATCGCCAGAATCATTACCAAAATTAGAATCTCCACTTGAAGATAATTCGATAACATTTGTTTGAATTATATCAAATGTATGAGCCGACAATGTTCCACTGACATATACAGACCCTGTAACAAAAAGATTGCTATTGGAGTTATCGAAAGTAAAATTATGACTACCGGTAAACTCTCCGTCAGCACTTCTTAAAAATTGTACTGCATCGGCTGGTCCGAGTCCTCTTACTGATCCTGTTATGTATGCCCATCCAAATTCACCCATTATAAAATCCTATTAAAAAGTACTACAAGCAGCAAACAATGTGGTATTACCACCAGTAACAAATCTTACCTGATCAATTCCGTGAATTTCAACAATCCAAATTCCAACAGCATTGATTGTCGGACCACCTTTTAAGTCTGACCAAGTATCGGAGGCATGCATATACCCTTGCACTTTGAAAGAAGTATTGTATGCTGTTAGTTGTATAATCAAGTATCTTTGGTTCTCAGTAACGAAACCATCAGAAGTGGCACTGTTAACAGCCAAACCATCGCCATTAGCATTGGTTCCGGCTCTAAACCCGGATAAAATATTTTTCGGTGTTCTTGTTCTTCCCCAACTATTCGGTTTATATGTAGCCATAATTAATTCTCCAATCTTCTATAAATAGTCTATCTCTTCTGTTTTGCGAGTTCTTTTGCTCGCCTTCTATCAGAGCGTTTTTTGGCTCTCCTTCTTTTTTCTGAGGGTTTCAGATATCTGGTTGTTTCTTTGAATTCGTCAATAATTCCAAGCTTTTTAACTTTTTTGTTAAATCTCTTTATTACTCTTTCAATATTTTCGTTGCGTCGTGGACGCACAACTAAATTTGTAGCCATTATTTTTTACCCATCATTCTTTCAAAGATAACAGATGATTTGCTGCCAAATATACTAGATATGTCAACACCAGGATCTTGCGGATTTACACCGGAAAGTGCCCCTTGTGGAGCATTTGGTGATGTTGGAGCAGGAGCAGGTTCGGTACCTTCAAATAAGTCAACACCGCCATAAGAACTCTTGCCAATAGCATCTAACAACTTCTTCTTTTGTTCTTTGAGTTGGTTTGATCTTTTTTGCTCATTTTCAAGCATTTTGTTATTAGATCTTAAATTTTCATTAACACGTTGAGAACTCTCATTCACAATGTTGCTTGCTGAGGGAAAGCTATTAGCCACTTCGCTTATTACATGCGATAGGACCCCCTTCTCCTCAAATAAAACTTCTTTGATACACTCTTTGATAAGAGGCTTCAAAATCTTTTTTAGTTCGTTCTTGTTCATTAGTCTCTCAAAATCTTGTTAAATAAATCATCTATAATTAGACCTTTTTTCTGATTTATTTTGTTTTCGTACACATTAAGTGTTTTTCTTTGCTTTCCTTCCGGAAACATATAGGCATTTGGTGTTGAAGGCTCCGAGACGATGTCAAAGCATATAAGTTCAAAATCTTCCTGAACCACTGTGCCTTGTGTCGACTCTCTAACTGAACCTAGTCCCCTACTTGAAATCCCAAGTTTAATACCAGAGTTTATCAAGCCTTTAAGAATGTTACCAGAAGGAGTGTTAAGAACTTTAATTTTGCCCATAACATCTTTTCCTTCCCACCACATGTCTACAACAACATGAGAAACATTTCTCAGATTGATAACAGAATCGTCTGGATGGTCTAATTCTCCGAGTGCTCTGTTATCTTTAATAACGGCTTGATATCTTGTAATCTCTTTTCTCAAAACTTCACAAGGATAAATTCTGCCATTACCATTTTTAGTTTCACAAGTCTGCATACGTCCAGAAAGATAGATAGCACCTGCTTGTACTTCTTTCTTTTCCCGTTCAGTTAGGAGGTCTTGGCAGACTCCGTCTTTACATAATTCGTAAAATTCTGTTAATAATTGTTTTGGCATTATCTTTCCTCAAAAAAAAAGTGCGGGCGTAACCCGCACGAGTCAGCTTCCGCTACAACAGCGTCGTACAGGTTGTAACATCCATTTTTTAGTCATTATTAGCTCCAAATTGTATGCCGTCATCTTTTACAATCATTGATAGAAAGTAAGAAGTTCCGGCGGAAATACAACCACAAATAAGCATATTTGCGATCGAATATTCAAAAGTAAATAGTTCGGTGAAACCATTTATCAAAAACAGAAAACACCCGACCCAGAAACCTAAACAAAGAGGGCAATGCCATAGGGTATTCCATTTCTTTGTATAGTCTTTCTCGGGACGAATGTCCTCAAATATCTTGCCGTATACCAGAATAAAAGTCATGCCATATGCGGCAAGAATAAAGTAAAGTAAGTTCATTAAGTCTCCTAATAAGTATAGCGTCCATATAAATAAGGAGCAAACAAACCTCTCTGTAAAATTGATCCTTTTCTTTCCTCGTGAGGCACTTCACCCAGTTCTGTTGAATTTTCCATGTCAGGGTTTAGAAGTAAATCATTTTCCATATCTTCAAGGGCCTCTACGGATTTCATATAAGGCTTCTCAGAATCAATCCATTGTGCTATTTCGTAAAGTGTTGCTTTGATTGAGTCAACATCTTTGGATTCATGAATTTTTGCTTCAAGAGAGCCATAAACATTACCACCTTGAATTGAATCGTAGGCTACAACTCCTTTCTTTTTCAAATGCTCAAAGAGGCGAGATTCTGCACCGTAAACCGTTTCTGTCATTAGGTCTTTCGCAAAAGCAACAATCTTCTTTTTCTCTAACATTACAACGATATCAATATCAGAATGATCAAAAATCATAAGATCTCCGTTAAGAGCTTTTCTCATCATTAATTGAAATTCAAGCATTTGCTTTTTGTTATTAATAATGTTAATTTTTAAAGGATCTTTGATTTCGATATCTACTTCTTTGGGCTCATCTTGGTTTATATTTACTTTTATAGACATTACTTTATCATCTCCTCTAGAAGATCTTGAATGTAAAAAATCTCTTTAACCATAGTCTCGGTGATTTGGTTTGTTTTATACTCTTCAAGTTTGTTTAAAACACGGTCTGTTTTAGCCAAAACGGCCTCATTTTTAGGACTTTTCTCCGAATTGATAACATTAGTAAGGCCTTTTTTAAGACGAGAAATTTCCTCGTTTAAGAACGATTTAAGGCCAAGTCCATTATCTGAAAAAGAAACAATATAATTCATCAATAAATCTTTCTGCTCACTTCTTAGAGTTTTGGAATAAGTCTCATTAAACTTCTCTGTAAAAGTCTTATAAGTAAGGTTGTCTATGTGCTTCATCTCTGATTTTGTTTCTTTCTCGGTAGTTAGCAGCTTAACCACCCTGGACTCTACTATTAGTCTGTTTTTGGCTTTCATCTTGTTGTCTTGTAGGTACTGGCCGATTGAAGCAAGATCTTTATAGTTTGCTATGAAATTGGCAAATGCTGCGGTTGATAGAGTTTCGTTGATTTGCTTAATTAATTGTGTTTGCTCATTGAACACTTTTTTTCTGTCGATGTTTTGAAAGTCTTTTTTAGTCTCAACTAAAAACCTATGGGCAAAGTCTTTTTGTAAATTGTCGCATTCAGTTATGGACTTATAAACATCAAGCTCGGCTTTGAGTGCTGAACCTTTTTTGAAATTTTCCTTTATGATGTTTATAATCTTTGCTTTTTTGTCGTTTTCTTTTCTAACAATTGCTTTTGTTAATTCCTTTATAAGACATTCATAAAGAAAAGCGGTATTTCTTTTCTTATTGTGTTTCATCTTCTTTTTTCTCCGTTTTTAATAAACTTTCAAGAAGTTTGTTGACTTCTTTTTTAGTATTAAATAGTTTTCTCTCTTCAACTTTGTGATTTTCAGTAATGCCTTTTGATAATTGTCTTAGTTCGGAAGCTCCCATAAAAATAGTCCTAGCAGTATTACCGTATTCACCAGTTGCTTGGTTTTTATAATTCTTTTTTCTGCCGCCTTTATCATAAGTGCTTTGATGCCTTTTATACTTGCCTCTCTTATACTGCGGTGCATCGGGGTGCTTCCATTTAAAATCGTCTCGTTTTGCGGGGGGTTCGGCTAAAACAACATCTTCTTCACCAGCAGGCTTCTCAGGTGTAGTCTCTGCCTTAGTTTCTGCGGGCGGTGTTTCATCTCCGCCACCAAGGTCTCCACCAAGGTCTCCACCAAGATCGCCAAGGCCACCACCCAAGTCTCCTGTTAAGGCTCCACCAGCATCTGCCGGTGCTTCGTCTCCTGCTCCGGCTCCTTCAAGCTGTGTTGTGAACTTCTTATCAAAAAACATTTCTCTCTGGTTTCTAAGAAACTCTTCTTCTGAAATTCCCAACATATTCTCGGCAACCCATCGTTTGCTGAAATATCCTTCGGTAGCATTTCCTGCTGCTTCGAATTTAACTTTCCAATGCTCAAGCTCTTGAAGTTCTGCGATCTTCGATGGGTTATTAAGGTGCAATGAGAAAGACAACAAATCGTCCCCTCTATAACCAAGAGTAAAGAGATGAATAATCCCCATCTTTTCCAATTCGGAAATAACAACTCTTTGTAGTCTCTGAATCGTTCTGGAAAAGCGAATATCTTTTTGTGCAAGAGTGGTCTTATCTTCTTGTGCTCCCTCGCCCATGGTTAAATAAGACTGTGGGATCTTGAGAGCAGCGAACAACTTATCCTTAAGGTACTTAACATCTTCGACAGTCCCGGTAAATTGACCACCAGGTAAATTGATAATCTCTGATGCGGTTCCACCACGAACAGGAATAAAATAATCTTCTTCTACTGACATCGGATTATAACGAAGATCAACACGACCAGTAGTAGGATCAACAACTTGATGTCGCTTCATCTGGGTCATAACTTTCTGCATATACTGCTCTACATCTTGTGGGGCAATGTTACCAACATCAATCTTGAAAACTCGTCGTTCTGGTGATCTAACAATACGATAAGCCATCATAGCATCTTCAAGAAGGGTCAACTGCCGCCAGATACGTCTTGCTGGTTCCAAAACAGAAGTTCCATATGGGACATGCTTATCATTTCCAAGAACTCTGAAATGGGCAACTTGCCAGTTCTCAAGTGTTAATCCGGCAGAGTTCCACTGATATTGTACATAATTTGGATTGGTTTCGTCTTCACCTTCTAGTCTTTCAATTTCTTGTGAAGGGATACCAATACAACTTCTAATTCCAGTTTCTTCATCAATATCCAAATATAAGAACAAATCACCATACTTACACATTGTGCGAGACCATCCAAATAAGTTATGGTTTATATTCAAAACATTAAAATACAAAGATTGTAATACTGACTTAATTTCTTCGTTAGGGCACTTGATCTTAATCATGGGATTGAGACCAGAGTAAGTTGTCATTTCATCGGCATAGATATCTAATGCGGAAGCGATAATTGGCTCGTATTCCATTTCATCGAAATCCATGTATCTCTCTGCTCTGTTTCTATTAGAAATCATATTAGCAGTTAAAACATTCATTGGATTGTATTCTGCTTTCTTGAATTGCTTTCCAGAGGCAGATTTGAATTTCTTCGCATAAACATCTAAATGCTTTCTTCGCAGTTGCCGACCTGTTTGAGTCCTTCTGTTGACAATAGGTCCGGAAAACAATTTTGTCAAAGACCTGAAAAGACTGTTTGTTTCGTTATATGGGTTATTACCCTTTTTTCTATATTTTCTAGCCATTTATATTATCCTTTGTAAATCCAAAAAAAATCTTTTGTTTGCTTAATTTCGTCTTTATATTTCTCTTGTTGTGTTTGGGAAAAGCCATTCATCCCTTTTATACTAGTATTTAGTTTTGTCGTATTCAAATACATAGAATTAATCATTGCTTTTTTATACTGTTGGTCTTTTTCATTAACTTGCAAAGCTGTATCTCTCACC